CAGTACTTACCCATGATGATGAAATACCTTTTCAGTCGGAAGTCATAACAGGTAAGGATTCAAATACTACTGCAACAATTAGTAGTATAACAATTGGCGATATGGAAAATCAATATATTCCTGTCCCAGAATTAGTTACTGATGTAATTAGATTAATGCCTATTAGAGAAAACTTTGGTACAAATAATTTATTTGATATTAAATACCAAATGCATTTAAATGATATGTTTAGTTTAGGTTATTTAGGTTCTTTACTTGAGTATTCTATGGCACAACAATATCTATCAACCTTAGATGTAGTTATAGATTCAGACGATAAGTTTACTAGTTTTGACAGACATAAGGATCAATTACGAATAGATATGGCCTGGCAAGATGAAGTTGAGGTAGGAGATTATCTTGTTGTAGAAGCATATAGAATTATAGACCCTGATACTTTTACTGATGTATATAATGATTACTACCTTAAAAAATACTTAACGGCATTAGTTAAAAAACAATGGGGTATGAACTTATTGAAATTTGAAGGTATGCAAATGCCTGGCGGCGTTCAGTTTAATGGCCGACAATTGTTTGATGATGCAACTCAAGAATTAGAAAGATTAGAAGAAGAAGTTAGATTGAATTGGGAGCAACCAGTCGACTTTTATATAGGATAAAAAAATGCCTAGAAATGTTTACTTTTCACAGGCTGTGAAATCCGAACAAAATTTATACGAGGATTTAATAGTCGAGTCTCTAAAAATATTTGGACAAGATGTCTATTATATTCCGCGTACACTTGTAAATAGAGACAATATCTTAAATGAGGATCCTTCCTCTAAATTTGATGACGCGTATTTAATAGAGGCGTATATTGAAAATGTTGATGGCTTTGAAGGTTCAGGCGACCTATATTCTAAGTTTGGTTTAGAAATTCAAGACGAAGCCACATTTATTATATCCAGAAAGTCATGGAATCATTCAGTAGGTTTATATGAACAGAAACCCAAGCCTAATGAAGGAGATTTAATATTCCTTCCTATGACTAATACATTCTTTGAAATAACATTTATAGAACACGAACAACCATTTTATCAATTATCTAATTTACCTGTTTATAAATTATCTTGTGCTAGATTTGAATACTCAGACGAAGATTTTGAAACTGGTATAAATGAAATAGATGATAAGACAGGGGCCGCGGCATATCAAGTTGCCATGGACTTAACAGTAACTGGTGGTAACCACTTTACACAAGGCGAAATAGTAACACAAGAATTAGTTGCAGCCTCAGGCGGTACACCAGCAATAAAAATATTTGGTGAAGTACAAACATTAACCAAAACATCTGATATTGCGTCATCAATTGGTGTATCAAATATAGGTGTATCAGGTTCTGATACTTATCGCGAGTTTGCGGTATCAGCCACAAAGGGTCTTATTGGTAGTGAATCTAATAACACTTGCATTATAACAAAGGTTTATGGAATTGATGATAATGATACTAATAATGTATTCCCATCAGATTCTGCAGCACAAAATGTGGCCTTTGAACATATAGCAGATAACTTTATAGACTTTACAGAAAGTAATCCATTTGGAGATGCAACATAATGTTTGGTGGACACTATTATCACGCAACTATGAGAAAATCAGTGGCCATTTTTGGTACACTATTTAATAATTTAAGCATAGTTAGAAAAGATGGCTCTGGTGGTATTTTATCACAACAGAAAGTACCTCTTGCGTATGGACCAAAACAAAAGTTTTTGGCCAGACTTGACCAAGACACAGGATCAGATGCAACTATGGCAATTAAGTTGCCTAGAATGGCATTTGAAATTACATCACTTACACAAGATAGTAGTTCAAAATTAGGTAAACTAAATAAGATAGTTGAAAATAATGCGAGTGATGTAACAAAGAAAAAGACAATAGATTTTTTTACAAATTACGATATAGGTATTTCATTGTATATTATGGCCAAGAACCAGGACGATGGTTTACAAATTATGGAACAAATAATACCATACTTTCAGCCAGAGTATACAGTTACTATAAAACCTGTTGATGGATTTAATTTAAAACAAGATGTCCCTATTACGTTAACCACAACAACGATAACGGACGATTATGAGGCCGATTTTCTAACAAGAAGAGTTTTAATATATCAATTAGACTTTAATATGAAAATGAGATTTTATGGCCCAACAAACACTAATGCCAATATCATTAGAGAAGTAAATATTGATTTTGAAAAGTTTGGTACGGCAGACAATGCTGATAGATTTGAGGAGATGGACTTCACAGTAGGTGTAACAGACACGTCTGATAACTTTACTGTAACTACAACTATTGATGAAACTCCAGAAGTAGATTAATAATATGGAAAAACGAGATAAGATGAAAGCCTCTTTAGAGAAGAATTTGCCTACAGTACAAAATGATAGGCCAATTGAACTTGATAAAGACATAAAAGATGATTATGAATTTTCACGAGACACTTACCGAGATTTAATTAACACTGGTGTTAGGTCACTAGATGTTTTGGCAGAACTGGCCAGAGAATCCGAACACCCAAGAGCATTTGAAGTATTATCCAAATCCATAAAAGATATAGGTGACACAACAGAAAAGCTTATGGCTCTTCAAAAAACTAAGAAGGACCTTAAAAAAGAAGCTGATGAATCTAAAAGGATTACCAATAATAATGTATTTGTAGGTAGTACTACTGAACTACAAAGGCTTCTATTAGATGATGGTGAAAAGGATAATGTTATAGATGTCGACACTTAAAAACGCACTCCTTGGTTATTTAGGAAATCCGTCTGTAAAAAAAGATGGAGTTCAATCTCAATTTACTAAAGAAGAAGTATTAGAATATTCAAGGTGTATGAAAGACCCTTGTTACTTTGCACAAAAATATGTAAAGGTAATCTCACTTGATCAAGGATTAGTTCCTTTTACATTATATCCATATCAGAAAAAAATGTTCAAAGAGTTTAACAATAATAGATTTAATATTGTACTCGCGTGTAGACAGTCAGGTAAATCAATTTCATCTGTTATATTTTTATTATGGTATGCGTGTTTTCACCCAGAAAAAAATATAGCAATATTGGCAAACAAAGGTGCGGTGGCAAGAGAAATGTTATCCAGAATAACACTTGCACTTGAAAATTTACCATTCTTTCTACAGCCAGGCTGTAAGGCTTTAAATAAAGGTTCAATAGAATTTAGTAATAATTCAAAGATTATTGCAGCTGCAACATCAGGTAGTTCTATTAGGGGTCTATCTATTAACTTGTTGTTCTTAGATGAGTTTGCATTTATTGATAATGATGGTCAGTTCTATACATCAACATATCCTGTAGTTTCAGCTGGTAAAGACACAAAGGTTATTATTACTTCTACAGCAAATGGAGTAGGTAATGTTTTTCATAAAATATGGGAAGGAGCACAACAAGGTACCAATGAGTATAAACCATTTAGAGTTGACTGGTGGGACGTTCCGGGTAGAGATGACGAATGGAAAAGACAAACTGTGGCGAATACTTCGGAATTACAGTTTGACCAAGAGTTTGGTAACTCTTTTCATGGTAGAGGTAATACACTTATTGATGCAAACCACTTACTAACTCAAAAGGCCGTTGATCCTATATCTTATACCGAAAATATATATCAGTATAAAGAACCTGACCCTACACATGAATATATTATGACAGTAGATGTGGCAAAGGGTAGAAATCAAGACTACTCTACATTTACTATATTTGATATAACAACTAAACCTTTTGAACAGGTATGTGTTTTTAGGGATAATAAAATATCTCCAATGTTAATGCCTGATATAATATACAAATATGCCAACATTTATAATAAGGCATATACAGTTATAGAAAGTAACGACCAAGGTGCGGTGGTATGTAATGGTCTGTATTATGATTTAGAGTATGAAAATATATTTGTAGAATCATCTATTAAAAGTAGTGCCATTGGTGTTACTATGACGAAAAGAGTAAAAAGAATAGGTTGTTCTACTATAAAAGATTTAATTGAACAAAAAAAACTTATGATATATGACTCAGAAACTATTATAGAAATGAGTACATTTGTTTCTAAGGGTACATCATATGCAGCATCAGCACCTAATCATGATGACCTTATGATGAACTTAGTATTATTTGGTTGGTTCTCATCTACTGATGTATTTGAAAACTTAACTAATATTAACATGAAAAATATGTTATATAGAGAGAGACTTGCCGAAATACAAGACGATATGTTACCATTTGGATTCATAGATGACGGCGAAACTAATATAAATAAAGGTGAGAAGGGAGAAGATGGTAATATATGGTTTGAACAGGAGTGGAAACAGGGGTTTTAAATGAAAAGAAAATTAGTATCAAGATTAATGGAAAAAAGATATACACAAGAACAGTTTGCTGAACATACTAAGATGCTCGAAGAGGCAGAGAATTCGTCAAACTATAAATTTGTTTACCTATGGTATGACGATCCAGAAGATCCAGATGACCCTGAAAAAACAGCAGATGACTTTATCGAAGAAGGTGAAAAACTAGGTTTAAAGGCCTTTAAAGTAGATATTCAAGGTGCGTATTCAGATTTAGAAGGAAATGATAGGTATATCTATGATGGTCTTGCAGAAAAAGAAAGAAAGTTTAAAATAGATAAAGACACCATAGTATTTGTAAGAGCTCCATGTACTAAAAGAAAGGCCTGGTCTAATTTCTTAACACAGTTAGAG